AAACATCCCCAGAAGCAACTGTTGTAGCTGTTACCTCTCCACCGCTAACGGTGAAACCAGTAGAAGCCCAGTCGATTAAATGAATGCTCTTGATTCCACCAACGGCATCCTTGCAGTCAAGTGTAAATCCTTGTGTTAGATTACAAGCCATTGGTTACCTCCTTTAAGCTAAAGTGAATTGAACTAATTGATCAGGGAAAGCGATCTGTACACCATACTTCATGGTTGCACGGAATCTTACCTCATCGTTGTCTTGAGAATACCAGAATCTGTACTCCTCTTCTTCGTTTGCAAGGTCAGTACCTACAAAGAAGTTAGACAAGCGACCACCGAACATTCTGTTAGTTCCGCTTAGTCCACCTACTCCGATCAACTTCACGTTAGTACCTGGAATCATGATTTCCATTCCTTCCATCTCAACAGCGTAATGGAACAAGTTAGAATCACGCAAAGCAGTTGTGTACTTCTTAAAAGTGTCGATACCGGCAAAGATTACTAAGTCATCAGCATCAGCGATGTCAGCAGGTAAAGCGTTGTACATATCGTCAATCAAACCTTCGATGTTTGAAGTAGTGATTGCAGTTGCACTTGAAGTGTTACCGTCAACAGTTGAAGCAGAAGCCGCATCAATGATTTTGTTGAAACCATCAAAACGGTTTGTATTTGGGTTAGTGTTAGACGTTGCAGTGTCACCTTGCCACATTGATACTTCTAACAACTTAGCGATACGAGAAGCTTTCTCGTTACCGATTTGCTCCTCAAAAGGAACAGCCTCAGGGCTACCTGGAGCGATTTGAGTCTGCATCCACTTAGCTTCTAAAGTCTTAGGGCAAAGAGTTTCTTCAACCTTAATCTTTCCTACTGTGATATCTCTCTGAGAGAAAGTTGTGTTTCCTGAAGCGTTGTATCCACAGCCATCAGCTTGGAAGAATACGTCAGAAGTTAAGATGTTCAAAGCCTCAGCAGACTTTACACCTACTTGCACCTGACCAGCCGCTTGTAATACAGCAGCGGTTTTTGAGCCGAATAGACTCTTAACTACTAACTCGGTGCTTTGCTCGTTAGTATAGTCGGTCAAACCAGTTACATTAAATGCCATGATTATTTTATTTTTTTAGTGTTTTTGCGATTTTTACAATGTTTGCGAATTGCTCCTCTTTCTTTGACAACTTTGCAGGAGCTTTAGTTGGTTCTTCACTTGGAAGGTCAGCAACCTTTTCTACCAAGTCAACAGTTTTACCAAATGCCTCTTTCATAGAGTTAAAGGCACTCTCGTTAGTGTTTAGTTTCTCCTCTAATGCGTTGAGCTTTTCAACAGCATCTTCAAAGCGAGTAACTAAAGAATTGAAAGCCTCAAGTGAAGCGAACTCAGCAGGTGCTTCTTCAGCAGCTACTTCCTCAACTTCTTCGGCTGGTTCTACAATCTCAGTGACAACACCGCCCTCGGTGGTCACGAGCATTCCGCCTTCTACTTCGTGAACAGCATCAGGAGCAGCAACTAAGCCTTCTCCTGTTTGCACAAAGATTTCAGTTCCAACGGCTAACTCACCTTCCCACTCAACGATAGTACCGTCTACGAGTGTGGCAGTTGCCATTTCAACTTCTTTCTTTTCTTCTTCACCAAATAGAAGTGAGCGAATTTCGGTCAATACTTCTTTTGAATTCATCTATATATATTTAAGGTTTTAAAATAAGTGGCTCAGTTTTTACCATCCCATTTCTCGACAGCCTTCTTAACAGCGTTGTAAATTGCGTTTAATTGCCTTTCTTCTTCGTTAACATCAAAGTCAAAAAAGCCCTCAACTGAGAAGCCTTTAAACTCTCCGTCTTTTACCCTTGCCCAAATGTCATCATCGTTAACTATATAAGATAAGAACCAACTACCATCAGCTACCTCATCATATCCCTTTGGTGGGTATTTCCCACGCTCACGATCAACGATATAAGACTCAAACAATGAAAGCCCTTTTGTTTCCTTTTCGTGGTGGATGTTTACTGAATCATACAGGTCAGACTTTGCCCATTTCTTGGCGATTTGGAATATAGTGTCAGCATCAAAGTAAACATAGTATTCACCCCTTGCCGCATCGTAGCGATAGATTCTTTTCTCTGCTTCCATTGCCATACCGGTGATGATTCTTTTCTCCTCGTCTTGAATCGCAAAACCAATCTGATGGCTGTGTGCTTTTAACGGAGTTTCAATATCAGTGTGTGCTTCCTCTGCTGAACATGGCATCCACTTATCACCCATTTGGTGAGAACCTGTGCAACCTACCTTCTCAGCATACGCTTCCGCCTCCTCTTTAGTGTTAAACAATGGCAGGTCCTCAGTGATGTATCCTGGTAAGGTTGAAACCTCAACATCATACTTTTGTTTCTTCTTTGCCTTGCTCAATTCCAATTCCTCAAGCTTTCGCTCTGTGTATCTAAGCATTTCATCTCCACCCCATAACAAGTAAGAGATTGTTCCACACGCTTCTGTGTCGCTTGGGTTGTAGTATTCCTTTGCTCTGCTTAAATATGAGTAAGTGCGTTTTATCGTTTCTAATGAAAGGTTTTCACGAGCAACTAATTGCCTTGCTCTGTTTTTTCCTACTAAGGTCGCACAATCATTCCCAAGCTTTTCGTTTAGGTTGATTCCACGTTGAGCGTTTTGACTTGCTGCCTTTGGGTAATCATCAAAGAACTTCTCACCTTTCCAATAATTGTAGCAAATAGCGACTGCCTGGTCTTGATCGTATCCTTCACCTGTTACCACTTTAACACATCGGCTGATAAAGTCATTCTCAGACTCTCCGCCTCGTGGGTTCACAAAGTCTTGGTTGAAGTATTGAAAATCTCTCTCAATGGCTGGATTGGTTACAAGGCTAACAAAGTTTACCCCTGTTTCATCCTCTTCATTGATGACTAACTTGTATACTGGTAGTTTGTCCATTTTATATAATTAATTTTTTGAGTTTATTGGTTTACTTTACGATTGACACATCCTCTGTGACTTTCACTTTTTCTTGGGTGTTGCTGATGTCGTATTCAGTGACATAAATTCTCTGTTGTCCTGTGAATTGCTCTGTTCTTGGAAGTCTTACATTAGGAGCTTGAAATCCTGTCGGTGCTGTTGCTGATCCCGATGAACCTGATACAGATGGTGCAGGTGCTTTTATAATATCGTATGCTCTTTTTGCATTGGTTAAAATGTTAGTTGCTAAAACTAAATATTTACCAATACCAGCAAGTCCACCTGTTGCCACGTTGTCAGGAGTTGGGCTTTGTGTGTTTGCCAATGCTGAAGATAAAGCTCTTGCTGTATCTGCTCCGATTGATGCAAGTGCTACCGCTTTACCGATTGCAGATTGTTCACCTGCTAATGCTATAACTGCATTGGCTAAAGCTTGAGATTGATCAAAGACTTGCTGTTCTAATTTCATTTTTGCATCTGCTCTTTGCTTATCTCTTTCGGCTACATAATCTGCATTTGCTTGTTGTGTTTCTACTCTTTCAGTTTCCCATTCCAACCATGCTTGGAAAGCTTCTTCTTCATCCTCTGCTTCTTTCTTTAATCTTTCCTCAGCCTCTTTTGCAAGTTTTTTCTTTTCTGCTTCCGCTTTTTTCTCTGCTGCTATTTCCTTAGCTCTTGCTTGTTCTACATTACGAGCTATTTCATCATTTACTCTGTTTAATTCTCTCTGTGTGGCTCTTTGCAAATTCAATCTTCTTGAAACCACCTGATTAACTGCGGCTATTGCTTGAGCTTCTTTATCTGCGTTTTCTCGATTTGTTCGGCTAAATGTATTCTCTAATATCTGAGCATCCCTTCTTAATTCTAAAGCTTCAACTTCTTTATTAAGCAACTGCTCCTCTAATGTCTGAGCATCCAACAAGGCTTTACGTCTTTCTTCTGCTCCAAATTCATCCTCCTGTCTTGATTTCAGTCTAAGCTCTGCAATTCTTTGTTCTAACTTTGACCTTTCAATTAACAAAGCACGTTCAATTTTATTTGCTTTGTTCCTCATTTGAGCAACTTCATCAGCCGCTTTTATTTCTTCTTTTTGTTCTTTTACAAATTCTTTTACTGCCGATGTGGAAGCTTTGTAAGCCTTACGAACTGAATCAATAGGATGTAAAATAAATTCCTTAACCCCATTGGCAAAGCTTTTCATAGATGCAATCGGATCGGTTACAGCTTTGATTATTGCCTCTCCAACGTCAGCGATTATATCTAAAATATTACCCCATAATGCACCTGCAACAGTTAACACTCTGTTTAATCTATCCTGTCCTCTTTCTGAATCTGTTAATGCTCTTTTAAGAGTGTATAGAACTCCAACAATAGCAGAAAGGAATATTCCAACAGGATTAGCCAACATTGTTTTCATTGCTGTGCTTATGCCTGTGAAACCTTGAATCACAAATCCAACTGGTCCAGGAATAGCTGCGAGTTGACCTTGTAAATCTTTGAAATTTTTATTTGTTCTGTTTAATTTCTCTCTAAGCTTACCCGTTGCATTACCCATTAAGGTGGTAGATTTGGCTGCATCGTTTAAGCCTTGTTTCATCTTTTTAGATGTGCGATCAAGATTTTCAGCCGCTTTACCAGCTTCGTTAATTTGTTGAGTGCCTTTTACATCAACATTAATATTTACCGCTTCGTTTATTGCCATTAGTGTCCGTGTGTTAAAATCCAGTATTGAGTGCCGTCTGATACAACTTGGTCATATCCGTTTTTGGCGTTATCTGTGTGAGATGTTGCATCGTCTATCAGTATAGAGCCATCTCCTGCATTTATTGTAACGTTGTGTGATGATTGTGTTTTCTTTACTACATACATCTTCCCACTGTTGTTAGTAGGGTCTGGTAGAGTGACTGTGATGTTTCCGCTTGTTGTGTCGCATAGAATCAACCAATCGTCATAAGTTGCTGAATAAGGTGAATCTGTATCATCAATGGTCACGACCTTACCACTCCCTAACCATGTACCAAGTACAGGCTGATTCTCAACATATACTCTACCACCTTCAGGAACTACAAAGTCCGTGCAATTCAAAGCAGTGGTGAACTCCATATTCTTTCCAACCTTTGTTCCTTCACTACCTACAACGGTAACAAAAACAGAATCTGCTTGATTGTTTTTTCCGTGTGTGATTGTGTCATCACTTCCAGTATTATCGCCTACATTCAAGCCGCCTTTGTAACTGAATAGTGGCTCACCATCTGAACCATCAACTGGGAATCTGTCTTTTGTCGCTTCTCCTTCTCCATCAAATCCACCTGTACCAACTTTCTGATTATCGCTGATATAAGGTGTGTAGTAAGTAGAAAGCAAGAACTCGCACAAATAAACCCCGTCTTTCAGTGGTTGATAGTCTGATATTTTGTTCAGTTTCCAATACTGCCCCTCAAAGAAATAAGAGTCAGCAAATGAAATGTTAGCCCAATCGTTTGGCGTTATTCTGAAGTAA